TCCTGAGGCTAGAAGAGCTATGACAACAGAGACTAGAGGGCAAAACTCTTGGGTTAACTTTGGCAAGCAGATAAGAAGAGAAGATGGCTCCATACCTAAGAAGGGCGACCCTGACTACGTTCCTCTATCTGAAAGAGAATATGCAGAACAAAAGATAGGACTACTTCCTGATGATATAGTTAATCAACTTCCTGACATGCAGACAGTTATAACTGAAGATGTTGATGTTGAGACTACTGTAGAATTTAGTGAAGAATCTAATACGTTTGTTTCTGAGCAAATAGAAAACGCTTTATCTAATAAGGTAGACGGAAAGAATAACAATAAATTAGGTAGACTTGACCTAGGCATGAGTACAGTTAATATTCAAAAGGGTATTAGCGATTACGTCAATAATTTAGAGAGTGATGAAAGAGCTCAACTAGAAGACGCACTAAGAACTATGTATGATTCTGGTGAGATTAAATTTTTAGGGGTAGATGGAAAGAAAGTAGTTAGAACCAGTGTTTCTGTATCAGACTCACAGAACTTAAAAGAAGACATAAAGGTAACTAAGGATACACCTTATGTGTTCAATAAGCCTGAGTTAAACAAAGAGCAGTTTGAGCTCAACATGGAAAGAACTCAAAACGGAACTGTAGAAGGAGGAACTACATTTAATGAAGAAATAGGAAATCTTGACGGAAAGAAATTATTTTCTGTAAGTATATTCCCTGAAATGTCCTTAGTAAAAGAATCTGGGGAAACATTTACTCAACAAGAGATTGAGGCCTTTAAGGTAAAGCATAAGGATATATTAGATAGAAGTAAAAACTTAGCGGTAGGAACATTTACTAGCGGTTTATCTGGAAAGTCTTATCTAGATATAGTTGCTTTAGTACCATCCTCTAATGCTGTTCAAGCTGAGCAATTAGCTATAGCTTACAATCAGGAATCTTTTTATGATTTGGAAAAAGGTAAAGTTATTGAAGTTGGAGGCACTGGAGAAACTGTAGAGGGTCTTCCTGATATTACAGAGAGATTGTCTGAGATTGAGACAGCTAATGTAACAGAGTCTTATGTCAATAAACTAGATAATAAGATTCAAGAGTATATTGAAAATATTGATTTATTATCACCTGCTGACCCGTTTTTAGTTACAGCTACAGTGAGAGCTGGACTTGTGGTAATGCAGAAGGCCCTAAGAGCTGGAGTAACTGTAGCTAATGCAATGCAACAAGCTATTGATTACATAAAGACTAATAAGCCTTCTGATGAAATATTTGATGAAGATTCATTTAAGGCTCAGTTTACCGACAGTCCAAACAACTCTAAAACTTCAGCTAACATAAATAATCCTAACAGAAACTCTGATGGAATTATAGAGGTTAATGAAACAGAATTAGAGTCAGAGCCTGTTGAGGTAATTAACAATGAGGCTAAACCAGAAACTGTTCAAACAAATAGACCTGGTGATGCTTCAAGAATGGATGGTGCTGATAAAAAAAGAAAGTCAGACTATGAGAAAAGCAGAAAGAGATTTACTATTGAGGAATTTAGAATTAAACTCAACGAGTTAGGATTTGATGAAAACTATAGAATAAAAAGAGAACTCCTGAAGTTAGCCGAAGAAAACAATCTTACTGAAGAGGCTCTAAACGCTATAGCAAATAGAGAATTACAGAATGGAGCTTCTGCGGCTGCTAAGAACTACTCAGAAGAAGTTACTAGAAAAATGGATGGGGGTGTAGGTAAGTCCCATTTAAACAAGTCTGAAAGAGATTTAAGTGACAGATTAATAGAAGCTGAAAGAATCATATCCTTAGATAAGCATTATGATAAAATGAAATTACAGGTTGATGAATTGATTAATGATTTATCAACAATGGAGGTTGAAACAGATTCTTACAATGAGACTTTAGATAAGATTAATATTTTATCAGATAAAATGGGATTAACATTTGATTCTGAAAACGGAAATCTTATGATGGGTGAAGAGACTGTTCCAGAAGGTTTAGATACTGAAACATTTCCATGGAGACTAAAACACCCTGTGGGACAGGATGGAGAAATGATAAGTGGAGAAGACGCTCAATCTTTTATAGATAGAGAGATGTCTAACAATCCTGATTACGAAAGAGCTAAAGAGAGAGCTGACGTTTACTTTGATGCTACAAGCAATCTTCTTAAATTTAAACTTGAGGAAGGATTGATAGATAAGGAGACGTATGATAGGTTGAGTGAAATGAAATATTCTCCAAGAGCTTTTATTGAACACATGATGTCTGTAGAGGACGCAGGTAAAACGGATAGAACTGTTGAGCAGCTATCATCTCCTTTGAAATCTTTAGATGGAGGTTCTGGTAAGTCTTTGCATAATGATGCTACTGACTTAATACAGAAACAAATATCTGGAACTTATAAACTTGCATTTAAGAATAGAGCTAGAAAAGGATTACTAGAAGTAATTAATCAATCAGTTAAGGATGGAAAAGATATTTCTGATTTTGGATACGTTATAGATAGGAAAAATCCTTTAATGGATGGATATGTATCTATGGATGTAATGGTTGATGGAAAAAAAATAAGCATGGCTATAGACCAAGAGATGGCTCAAAGCTTTGATGGTGGCACTCAAAATCTACCAGGATGGCTTAGATGGGTGTCTGGCTCTCAGATACTAAAAACATTTGCTACAGGTATAAATCCACTATTTGCTATAGGAAACCTTCCTAGAGACTTTGTTCATGTTATAATGAGTACGGATACATATGGAACGACACTTCCTGTTTCAGCTGCTAAACTATCTTATGATATACTCTCAAACGCTTCCACAAGTGTATCTAGAGGTGAGGATTATCAAAAAGCTATATCTCAAGGAATGGGTATGGATTTTTTATCTACTCAAGGTAAGGTGAATATAAATAAAGGGGATAGCAGAACACAAAAGACATCTAAAAATGTATTTAACGCTTTATCTTGGTTTGGCGAGACATCAGAGATTATGGTTCGTATGGCTGTTCGTTCAAGGCAAATATCTAATAGAACAAAAGAGTTCGAAAGCGTAAATGGAAGAAAACCTAATGCTAAGGAATTAGAAAAAATAGAAAGACTAGCTACTAATGACTCTAGACAGACTATGGATTTTGGTAAAGGTGGAAGATGGGCTAAGCAAGCGGACACTGTTCTGCCTTATCTAAACGCTTCTCTACAAGGTTTTAAAGTTTCAGCTAAATATATAAAAGATAATCCTGGTAAGTCGGCTGTAAAAATCACTCAGTTAGGAGCCTCCGCAATGGCCCTAACAGCTTACAATATCACGAGGTACAGAGAAGATTATGACAAAATTAGCCAGTATGAGAAGATAAACAACTTCATATTTATGCTTCCAACTAAAGATGAGGATGGAAACAGACAGTATATGAGAATTAGAAAAGACCACTTTATGATTCCTTTTACTACATTCTTTGACGACCTAGCATATCAGCAAATGACAGGCCTAAATCCCAATGAGGGTAAGCACTTTTCTTTATTTTTAGAAGACGAAGACAAAAGTAATATAGCGAAAGCCTGGGAAATGTCAACACCTTTATCAGGTTTTAATCCAATAGAAGCTCTTACAGGAGTACCTATTGTAAATGCTGGTTATTCATATATTAGCAATTACGATACGTTTAGAGATAAAGAAATATATCCTGGAGCTGAAGAGATTCCTGATTTCTTAGAATATTACAAGGGAACACCTAAAACATTTGTTAAGATAGGGAGAGCTTTAGATTTATCTCCAGAGAGATTAAAAACTTCTGTAGGTAAATTAGTTACAGACCCAAGAAACAATGTGTACTATCAGGCTTTTGATGGAATATATGAAGAGATGACTGAGGGAATGGATGAATCTCAGATAGTTGAGTTTGACAGAACAATATCTAAAGGCTGGGAAAAGCAATTAGGTGAATCTTCATTCAGAACTGTAGTTCGTACTGTTCCTGAGTTTGCTCAGGATGAAAGTATATCTATAATGAAAAAGGCTAAGCAAGAAGAAAATGGTAAAAAGAAAGTTTTATCTAGAACCAAATACTTTATGGCTGATGAGTTTGCTAAGGCTGATGAAGGTAAAAGAGTTGATATATTGAATAATCTTTTCGACATTTACAACAGTCAGGTTAATCTAGAGTTAGGTTATGAAGTTGAACTTAGTGATTCGGACAAGGAAAGCTTGATAAATATTATGACAGAAGCTACTTTAGAAAAAGAGTTTAATGTATCTCCCCAAATAGCTAGAGTGGCCAACTCTATGGGTAGAAATCCTGAAGCAGCTGCTGTAACTTTTCACTATCTACAGACAAAGATTGCTAAAAAGTTTGGAGACCCATCACCAGAAATGAGTAAGTTTATGGAGGAGGCTTCCAGTGTAGAGATACTAAAACCTGGCGACACTAAATTTAACAGATACTTACTTAAACTAAAATCAGAACAAAAAAAAATAGAAGAATAATATGGCAAAATTAGTAAAAAAAGATAAGTTCTCTGCTGCTAGAGCAACAATGAAGAGGTTAGGTTTAAGTGGATTTAATGTTCCTAAGCGTACCCCTAATCACCCTAAGAAGTCTCACGTTGTTATGGCTAAGGAAGGAGATAAAACTAAATTAATTAGATTTGGAGAGCAGGGTGCTAGCACAGCAGGTAAACCTAAATCAGGTGAGTCATCTAAGATGAAGAAGAAGAGAGCTTCATTCAAGGCTAGACATGGCAAGAATATTGCTAAAGGAAAGATGAGTGCTGCTTACTGGGCTAACAAAGTAAAGTGGTAGTATTATGAAATTAGTAAAAGAATATAAAAAAGGTGGTAAGTCTACAGTAAACAAAGCTGGCAACTATACTAAGCCTGGGATGAGGAAAAGAATATTTCAAAGAATAAAAGCTGGTAGCAAAGGTGGACCTCCAGGTAAATGGTCAGCTCGTAAGGCTCAAATGTTAGCTGTAGCATATAAAAAAGCTGGAGGAGGTTATACAAATTAATATGGCAAATTTAAAAAAATCACAGAAGAGTCTAAAGAATTGGACAGAGCAAGAATGGGATAATGTATCAGGAACTAAGGGTGGAAGATACTTGCCTAAATCTGTTAGAGAGTCATTAACTCCAGGTCAAAAGGCTGCTGAAAATAAAAAGAAAAAAGATGCTACTTCATCAGGTAAACCAAGTGCATCATACAATAAAGAACTAGCTAAAAAAGTTAGAAACGCTAAGGATGGCATGATGGTTAAAGCTCCAGCTGGTTATCATTGGATGAAACATAAAGGCGGATACAAGTTAATGAAACATACAGGAAAGTTTGTTGAGCATGATGGAGGAAGTTTAAAGGCAGAATTTAAAATACAAAAGAATCATGGCTAAATTAAACAAAAGAGATGTTAGCTCTAGGTTAATAAAAAGGTATAGCAACGGAGGAAATAATGATGGATACAAAAAAATGGATTCATACAAAAAAATAATTCCAGCAAATATCCCTGACGAAAAAACACATAAGGCTCAGATGTTTGATAAACTTAAAGTAGGTATATCTCAGGTTGAGTCTTTAGGCGGTGTTCTCATGATTAATCCTGAAAGCACTGCTACTGGAAAGTACGGACAGAGATTTAGTGAGATAGAAGATATGGACCTTCCAGGTCCTACTAGAATGTCTAGATTAACTAGAGATGATTTTGCTAAGGACATCAGTCTTCAAGATAGATTTTTTGAAAAAAGGTTTGAAGGAACATTAAAAAAAGATGTTCCAGGCCTATATAGAAATGCCAAGGAGCTATCTAAGGAATATAAAAGCGTTATTGAAGGCCTTTATACGGAGGATGAGGTGGCAGCACTATCTCACTTCTTAGGTAGGCAAGGAGCTAGAGAATACTTTGGAAATGTTTTGAGAGATGGTAAATCTTTAGAAAGTGTATTTCCTAAAAAATACGGACCTAAAAAAGAACAAAGCAACAAAACTCCTGAAGAATATATCAGAGAGTACAGAAAGGCTTTAAGAAATAATTAACTATATTTGTAAAAAATAATTTAAAATGGCTACATTAACACCAACATTATCACTTTTAAGTACTGATGCTTCATCTGATAGTTTAAATTTCTCGGTGAATACTGGACTTAATACAACTCATACTAGCTCAGGACCAGGAAAAATATCTTGTGCAATAACCACTGGTACTGCACTATTGACTACCGCACAAACTTCTATCGCTTATGTTTATTTTAAAAACACAGGTAAATTAGCTGCTGACGGAGCTACAACTGCAAACATAATAACTTTGCAAGATGCAGCTGGAAACACCTTTTTAGATTTAGGTGCTGAAGAGTTTGCATTCTTTCCTTTGAAGGGAGCTAAAGGATTAACTGCTGTTTCTGATACTGCTGCTGTTGTAGGAGAATTTGCATTCTATACTAAGGGATAGTATGAGATTAGAAGTACTCAGATTCAGTAGCGGAGAAGATTCAACATCTGGATTACTTTTTGATGTAACTAATCGTGACATCAAAAGTTTTCTTGCGTATACATTAGAAGATGAGTACAGATACAATAAGGTTCTTGGTGAGACTCGTATTCCTGATGGCATTTATGAGATTGGCTTTCGTAAAGAGGGCGGTTTTCACTCTAAGTACCAGAAAAGGTTTGCTGACATCCACAAAGGAATGCTACAGATTAATAATGTTCCTGGCTTTGATTATATTCTTATTCATTGCGGAAACACAGACGAGCATACCGCTGGTTGTCTCCTTGTTGGGGACACCCAAGTTAATAACTTGGTACAAAAAGACGGATTCATTGGTCAGTCTACGCAGGCTTACAAAAGGATTTATCCTTGTATTGCTAAGGCTTTGGAACAAAAAGAATCGGTAACAATAAGATATAAAAGTATATAACTTCTTTCTCGCAGTCGTTCTGACTGCACTTTGTTTTTTCATTGTTTTGTTTGTGATAGGCTCCTTTAATCGGGAGTCTATTTTTTTTTACTTGTCATTATTGTTTGAGCTTCCTCCAAAGAAGAAATCAATAATAGTATTGACCTTACTAGACATAGCTCCAAAAACAGTGGATATAAATCCTATTTCATAGTCTGATAATTCTATCGTATTAAGTACAAAGTATCTAAACATAATGTATGTTAAGCCAAAGTATGCGGCAGTAAAAAGAGTGGCCAATATTTTTTGTATAATAGCGTCATCTTTATAAAGACTCCTAGCATCTTTTCTGTCTTCTACTTCTTTAGCAAAAGCTTCACGCTCTGCATCTAATAATAATTTTTGTAAAGCTAACTTAGCTTTGTCACGTTCTTCATCAGTAGTAATAACTTCATCAAGTATTCCTTCTGCGTTATCTACTATCTTGCTGAATAAACCTCCTAATATATTACCTATCATAATTTTTATTTATTAATTTAACAACTTCTTTTACTTGAGCCTGATTTCCAGGCATGTAAAGGTCGTAAAATAAACCATTATCGACAAGGTATTTTTTAAATAGCTTCCATCTAAGGTCAAAAGCTTCTGTTCTTAATCCTTTAACTTCTATTATCCAACCTTCTTTAAGATTAACGAAATCAGGAAGATATGTTGCAGCTCTAACTTTATCTGGAGTATACTTTAGAATATTTCTACCCTTACTCTTCTTCTTTTCCAATGATATTGAGTCAAAATTAAAAGGAGGTATCAGTTCAAATCTAACTTCCTCATACTGAAATTCTATTTTATTTTTCTTCAGCTCATTGTATGTAAACAGCTCTAGTTTAGAGCGAAAGGTTTTATTTCCTTTCTTAGATACTGTTGCGTTCCTTACTTTTTTGTTCATAGGTATGATAAAACATTTGAAAGTGGTCTGAATAATCTCTTCTATTAATTAGAACCAGCTCACTTTGATTATTATCTCCCCCCATTACGACTTTTAATTCTTTTATGTTTTGTTTTATTAGTTTCTTTAGGTCTTCACATCTTATCATATAAAGCTCATCAAGATTCTTGTAGTAATATATAAAATAATCTGCAAGAGTATGTGATATTCCGCTAGGATTTCCTTTGTATCTTATCTCTATAGCCATGTTTCCAGTGTCTACACCATAAACATCTGTCTTAACTTCAAAGTAAGTTGTCTTTTTAGTAGATAAACTTTTGACCGATATATCCCATCGCCAGTCTCCATTATACTCTTCATCATAAACACCGTATTCTTTTTTAAGAAAGTTTACGACATTCCATTCTCCTTCATTTCCTACAATTAAATCTGATTTAAACTTAGTATACGTCATTGCTCATTCCTAATGATTGTTCTTTCGTGTTTTCAATTATAACAATATCAACCTTAGCATCTATTGATAAACCCAACTTATTTCTTATCTTATTCATTATATGTTGGTCTTTAGACATTGCATCGCCATCTTTCTCTGTGGTTATAATCTCTATAACTTTCTCTCTACTTTTCTTTTCTCTTATCTTCTTCCCTGACGGAGTTTTCTTTGTCTTCCACCACCTCACTCTCGTTTCCAGTAGATATATCTCTTTTCTCATAAAGTAAATCATTTATTTGTTCATATATATTCATGTATCCATCAGATAAACCTTCTATCTTCTCAAGCTCTTTTATGTACTGCTGAGATGTCTTTACTAATCTATTGTACTTTAATTTTAGTTGATGCCTTTGTATTCCTTCCATACCTTGTATTGAATCACAAAAAGCTCTTAAAAGAGCCAACATTATATTTGCTCTGGCTATTCCCTCTTGAGAAACAAATCCTTTTTCTAATTTACTCATCTTCTTTTAAATATTCATTAATTCTACTTTCGCTCAATGATAGTTTATTCGCTATCATTTTTACAGACATTCCTTGAAGTTTCAAGAATTGAGCTAACATAGCTTTCTCTCTTGTGTCTTTCTTGATAATATCTGTCCATTCTCCTTTCTTACTGTTCCAATTCTTCATCTTATTTTTGTTATCATCATAAAATATTCTTGAAATTTTATCTTCTTATACTCTTCTAGAAGTCTTGCTATTTCATTAATATTACCTTGATGTATTCTACCTTTTGATTTTTTCTTTAAAAATTCTTTTGCTGTCATATGTATTTTATTTAGTATAATAATTACTTCTAGGATTTGTGGCAAATAAAACAGAATGAGTTATACTGACTCTATCCAATGGACAACTGTTACCCAAGTCAAGATACCTATTCGACCTCCTATCAAACTTCAGAAGTTGTTCACCAGGTATGCCAACTAACTTTTGGAATTTTACTTTCTGAATATTGAACCTTACGGAAGTGTCAAAGGTATCTTGTGGGTTATTTCTATGTATACAGACTACATTGTCTGCTTTGTTGAACCAGTTTTGAGAGCCACTAATATCATATGCGGTTGGCATCTTGTAGTGCATTCCACTCTCATCTTTATCCATTTTTCTAGGGTGAGCTATTACTATGAACTTCAAGTCGTTCACTTGTTCAAATCTTCTAATCTTAGTCAAAGCCTCTCCTATATAAGTTGTTTCATCTTTACCTCTGAACTCGTGGTCAAGCTGATTGAATGGGTCTATAAGACATCCCTTGATTCCGTAACGCATAACTAAATGTTTAAATTTTGCTAGTACATTATCTAAGCTGAAATCATCTTCAGGATATATAGCATAGAAGTGCTCATTCAAAAACTGCATAGCACTTTCATATTCATACTCATTCATTCTCTTGTCTTTCTCCATGTCAGATGTGTTTCCTACATACATTTCTGCAAGCAAGTCAAACAAATCTCCTACTGGATAATTCTCAGGAGAGAATACTCCCCACTTCCAACCATATAGGACAGATGCGTTTAGCATAATCTGCATAGCCATCATTGTCTTACCTGAGCCTGGAACACCAGTCCACACATCTAGTTCAGATGTTCTAAGTTTGTAATGATTGTCTAATATTTTATAGCCAGTAGTAAGTCCCTTCTTCTTTCCATTATGGAAGACATCAAGCATGTATCCTCTTTCACTATCAACAGTAAAAATTC